TTGTATGGTACAGGATGTACGAAGGGTATTTCCCTTGAATATAAGAATTTTCCTGTCTACACTACGGTCACAACTCCAGACCAAATGGTGCAAGTTGAATCGTTTCTTGAACAAGAATTAATGCCAGCATGTAAGTTTGTCAGTATATGGAATGTATTTCCATCTCCAGAGGCAATCAATGCAGAGGATGCAGATTATGTCATACAAAGATCATTCCTTAGTAAAATTCAACTCAAAAAGCTCGCAAAGACAACAGAAGGCTTTATTCCGGGTGCACTTGAGGAAGTTATTGAAGAAGAGATTGGGCTTGCTCACGGATGGGACGACAGTGAACACCCTAAAAAGTACAACGAAACTTCAGCAACAAGATTAAAGAAGTTTGAGGTATTAGAGTTTTGGGGCCGTTTAGACGGTAAGGATTTAGAACACCATATACCAATTGAGTCGGAAGATGTTCCAGATTCTCTTGCAGTTGTTGTGACTGTTATAGGAGATAAGGTTGTTAAGATCGCAGAGAATCCATTTGATGACACCCTACCGTTTCATTTCTGTAATTGGCAGAAGAATCCAGAATCAATATGGGGTGACGGTATATACTATGCAATTCGTGATGCACAAGCGATATTAAACTTCTCATATGCAATGATGGTAGAGGGCAAATCCCTATCAGCGGCCCCCCTAACAGTTATAGACCCCAACGCATTTGAACCGGGTACAGATACAGAACAGATATATCCGGGTAAACAGTTCCGTGTAAAACCCGGAGCTTCAGTCCGAGATTCCTTTAATTCTGTACAAATTCCAGATGTAACAAACGGACTTCTTTCAGTAATACAGCAACTTGAACGTGAGGCAGACCTAGATTCAGGTCAAACCAGTATAGGTTATGGAGACCAATCCCCAGCACAGACTAAGACAGCCACAGGTATGTCTATTCTTAACTCCAATGCTAACAGGCAGACGGCAGATGTAGTGCGTTCAGTATCTTCAATGATCACTAAGAATATCAGTGCTATATATCGCTGGTTAATGGTGGACTCAACGGACATGTCAATCAAGGGTGATTATGAAGCTATATCAACAGGTTACGAACAGTACGTTGCAAAGGAAGTACATAATACACAGCTTATCAACTTCCTACAAGTAATTGGTCAATTTCCAGAGATAAAACAGTACCTTAAACAAGAGGCATTCACAAGACCATTACTCAGGGCATTTAATATGGAGCCAGATAAGGTTGTAAAGACAGAAGAAGAAGTAACAAAGGAACAACAAGCCGCATCTGAAGCACAGCAAAAACAAATAGAGGCTCAAGCTCAGGCGGCCCAACAAGCTGAGGCCCAGAGATTACAACAAGAGACTCAGTCAAAAGCTCAATTAGCACAACAGCAGGGTCAAATAATGCAAGCGCAAACTCAAGCTCAAATGCAATCCAGTATAGCTATTGAACAGAATAAAGCTCTTTTAGACGAGAAACAATCTGTAGGAGAAGACCAGCGGGAATTAGAAATGAAGGAACGCCTAGAACTGATCAAACAAGGTAATGTCCTACATCCTTCTAATTTAGAGAATTACAGCGTAATTCTCCGTGAAGAAAAAATGAGACAAGAATCACAATTAATCAGAATACAGGCAGAACAAGATAAAGAGAGAGAACAAGAGGAATTACGGCAAGTTATAGAGCAGGAACAAATACAAGAACAACAAGCTCAACAACAAGCCGCTCAAGCACAAGGAGGAATCCCTCCTCAAGAAGAAATGGCCCCTCAAGGCCAGATGCCTGAAGACCCAACACAAGCAGGGCCAGCACAAGATAGACTACAGGGAGGCCCATCTGCACAGGATATTCAACAAAGGGAGTTTGCTGAAAATGCCCCGCAATGATGTTTTAGCAATGTTAAGCCAATCCCCCGGATGGCAAATTTACAAAGAAATGATTGAAAAAAAGATACAAGACTCATATGATATAATTAAATCGAAACAATTAGTTGACCAAGAGTCAGTTTCAAGGCATAATGTATCTATTGGTAAGATTCAAGCATGGACAGAAATGCTTGATATTGTTGAACCAAAATGAGAATAGCCTTTACACCGTAAGGAAAGGGCCAATATTTAACCAATCCGTTTAATCGGGACATTGGAAGGAGTTATATGTCAGAAGAAGAGGTACTTGATGAGGAAACTGAAGATTCAGAAGCCTCAGACGAAGAACTATGGAGTCAGGAAGACGAAGTTGAAGGAGAATCGAATGATGAGGGCACCCCTGAAGTAGAGGCTGAAGATGCTGAAGCTGAGGAACCTGAATCAGAAGATGATGAGACCGAAGACGAAGAAGAGCCTGAAGAACCACAGCATGATTATGAAGCACGTTACAAGGATTTGGAGCGTGAGTTTCATAGAAGGAATGAAGAATCTGCTAGACTACGCCAAGACTTCGATGAGTTAAGGCTTAGAGATGTTGAGAGAGAACAAGCACTTCAAAGGGTTAGGGAAGGACTTTCTGAAAAGGAACCCACCCCAGTAGACCCTAAAGATGGTGATGCTTTTTTCAATGAGGGTGATAAGCAGACTATGGAGGAGTTCTCTGAACTATCTTCTACATTCCGCAAAATGATTCAGCACGAAATGGCGAAGGCTGGTAGTTCCATGCAAGAAGCCACCGTACAGGCTCAAGAGCGGCTAAAGAATTTAGAAGAACAGAACAAAGAACAGAATTATCAGAACTTCCTGCAATATCATGAAAATTACATGCATGAGAATGTAGGACAGGATTACAGGGATATAGACAGAGATGCAGATTTTCAAGCATTTGTCCTAGGTAGTCCAGCTATGACAAAGATGATGACTGAGTCAACTGACCCAGTAGATCATGCCTCCGTTATGCAATTATTTCTATCAACCCAAGCGGGTCAAGATGCGTGGCGACCTCCAGAAGTCGAAAAAGAAGTGAAAACAAGTACAAAGCGACAAGCTAAAAGAGCGGCGGCGACTGGTCTTTTAGGTAATTCCGCACCCGTGAAAACCAAGAATTTGGACAACTTGTCCGATGAAGAATTATGGGAAGCTATTCCCGAATAACAATAATATAGGAGTTAGATATGGCTGCATATGGAGGAACAGGCACTATTAGCGGATCATCGTATGGTGATCTAAGTAAGAATGATGCCTTCACTATACAGAAGAAGATGTTACCGATTGCAAAGCGATTGTTGACATTTGCGAAATTCGCACAAAAAGAAACTAAGCCTCAGAAACAGGGTTTAGAAATTAGACACCGCAGATATGAGAGGTTCCCAATTGTGGATACTCCTATCGCTGAAGGTGTAACCCCGGACTTCTCAAGTCTTGAGCATACTACGCTCATGCACACGCTGAAGCAGTATGGATCATATGTGAATACCACAGATGTCCAAATGGCGGCAGCCGCCGATCCGGTTTTAAAAATTATCAGTGAGAGACAGGCAACACAAGCTGGAGAGACAATCGACTTTCTCAGCTACAAAGTCTTCCGTGCTGGTACACAGGTTAAGTATGTTGGAACATCTGCAACAGCACGTTCAGATGTTGATTTCACAATCGGTGGAATTGCACCAACGGTTAGCGACCCATCAGCAGGAACTCAGACATTGTCTGCGTTACAAACTGCTATCCGTACCCTTGAGAACAACGATGCAGGGAAACTTAAATCAAAGTTAAAAGCATCTGTTGGTATCGCTACAGAGCCAATCCGTGAATCGTATGTTGCGATTTGCCATCCTGATCTTCGTCAGGACATTCAGGCACTTCCGGGCTTCGTAGCCGTAGAGAAGTACTCTGAGCAAGGCGATGCAATAGAGGGTGAGATTGGTGGCGTAGAAGGTGTACGTTTCATTACTACAACTCAAGCAACTCCATTTAAGGATGCAGGTGACACTAACGGTGTTGCTAACTGTGTATCCACAAGTGGTTCAAATGCTGATGTTTATCCAGTTTTAATAATTGGAGAAGACGCAATTGGTTGTGCAACATTAGGTGGAATGGATTCACTCCGCTCTAAGGTTGTTATGCCAAAACCCGGCCCCGGTGATCCACTCGGACAGCGTGGTACGGTAGCATGGGATACTTTCTATTCCTGTATCATATTACAAGACCTTAATATGTACAGATTGGAAGTAGCTTGTACTAAACTTTCATAACATAAACCAATAGCCCTTCCAATGGGAGGGCTTCACATTCTAAAAAGGAAAACTTATGGATTCTTTAAAGACAAGAATTACTAATGTTCCTCAAATGTCTGGCTATAAGTCAGTCGCTTTAGGGTCTAATACTTCGGCATCAACCCATGCCGCAGTTAGTAATATAATTATACCTTGGGGAGCAATTGTTATTGATACTCCAATCATTGTTACACAGGCATTTAATGCAGGTACAGCAACATACTTTGACACAGGTACAGTAGGAACATTGGCTCAAGCTGATGGTTCAACAGTCTCTGCTGATCCTAACGGATTCATGGCAGGGGCGGCGGCTACTGCTAGTGGTCAAACTCTTGGTAAGTTCCTCAGTTGTCGTGGTGGGACAGAGTCACTTGGCGGAGCACTTTTGGGTACAAAGCCATCTTATACAGTGAGTCAAACCTACTCTGATTCTGGTGAAAAGGTTGTTCCAGTAGTTCTTCAATGGACTATTACTGGTTCAGTTCCTTCAGCCGGATCAATTATCTGGTGGGTTGAATACATCTTTGATCCAAACATTGTTTGGACTCAGGCGGCACTATCTTAATAGTGTAATTCAGTAGTGGGTGGCTTCTGTCACCCACATTCTTAACAACGGAGATAAGGAGAAATATGTCTATAGCAGGTGGTTTATTACCAAGTGAGAATTTGCCTACACAGAAAAGGCACGATAATTATGCACCAGCAGGAGAGGGCCGTTTTGTAGTCCTACCTAATGGTATGAAAATGGCGGCTGAATGGAAGAGAGGAAACGATGTTCCAGAAGGTTATGCTGTAATAAATATTGAATACGGTAAAGACAGTACAGAAATGGGGCCAGTACCTGTCACACATGGCGATTGGACAATAGTTATACCGAGGGGTTCCGACAGAGTTGTACCTCTCCAACATTTAAATATACTGAATGATGCTATTACAACCGATTACTTCCAGAAAGATTTATCACAGGGACTAACCTCAAGGTCTAACCGTAGGTTTAATTTTACAGTAAAGAAATGGCCTAAGACAGGTAGTAAAGCAGGTGCCGAATTTGATGAGTCCTCTTCCCCAATAACTAAGGAAGACATAGACGGTGCATTAGAGCGTCATGAGGTGATTGACCTTGACCAGAATTAATGAATCGAAAGCAAATAAGAGAACGTGTAGAAACCGCATTACAGGATACAGCTAATAGGCATTGGTCAGATGGTGAATTAAATACATACATTGATGATGCTTGTAATGAATTTACACGGCGAGTACGATACCCTCAAGTAGAAGGTTATGCTACTAATGGATCGTCTGGAACTACTATAGGTGAAGCAAG